TTCTTTCATTACATTAGACATTAGTCATCTCCTTGTCAGATGAATGCTTTCACTGCAATCGGGTCGCCGATTACATCGCCGAGAAGGTCAAGATCATTGAAGATCACGAACATGGCGCTGTCGTCGCTATTGATGGCTACTTCCCATCTGTCGCCGCCATACTTGGGGACACGAACAAACTGCCCCGGCGAACACCAATCGCCCTCTGGCCAGTTCGCCAAAGTTGTCCGGTTTTTGAACGCACCCGGACCCATGGAAATAACTTTGGCAACTTGAGTGTTCCACTTTTCAGTGTCTCTAGTCTCTTCGGCAAAGTGAATACCGAACTTAGACTTCTTTTTTGGAGTGCGGATTTGCACCAGAACGCGGCTACCGAAAGGCCGAATACCAGGACATACTGGCGGAAAGGCCTCTGCAATGGCGTTCTCAAAGGTCTCGTTCTCCATATTTCTCCTCATTGGTTAACTGCAAAAGTATGTTGATGGCTGCCTCGTAACCGGCAACCAGACCAACGCGATACCCATACTCAAAAGCATTGCGTTCTTGCGGTCGGCTCAAGGCATCGAGAGCAAAGTCTCTTTGTGCTGCCTTGAGCCGGTCCAGAAGTTGTGTTTCGAAGTTCACGGATTAGGCTTCGAGTATTTCGGCGGCTTCGGAAGGTTCTGCCCGTCGACCTTCAGCCCCGCTGCAAGGCGGTGCTTCTGCTTCACTTCGGGGTTATCAAGGGACACAGTCCCAGTGGTCGGCTTGTCAGTCATTACAACTCTCCTTCATCAAGAACCGGGATTGATCCCTGTGCCGGTGCTCACAGAAAACTTCTCGCCCGAGATAATCTCAAGCTGGGCGAGATTCATTGCCGTCTGGTTGTCAGAGTCGTTCATCTTCTGACGGATCGACAGCTCAGCGGCAGTGCGCTGATCTTCCGACGACTGACGCAGCTGCTCACGCTGGAGATCAGACTGATCCTTCTGCTGCTTGGCTGCGAGCTCTGCCTGCTTGGCCTGCATCTGTTGACCGAGCTTCTGCTGCTCGATCTGCAGACGCTGCTGGTCAGACTGAGACCTCTGCTGGAGAGCCTGCTGCTGAATGCCGACATTCATCTCAGCAATCTTCATGCTGTTGTCAGGCGGCATCGGGGGCTGCGGCTTGAACTGCTGGGCAGCCTCGTCAATCTGCGCAAGCTGCTGCGAGAACTGGCCAAGCTGCTGCTCGATGAACTGCTGAACCTGCATGATCACCTTCGCCTGCTCTTGCGCTTCTTCCTTGATCAGGTTCTCGTTCTGCGCCCGATCAACGGCCTCGTGTGACTCCTGAAGGTAGTAATTCAGCAGATGATCACGCAAATGTGTCGCCATCGGATAGATGTACGTCCTCATAATGACAGGATTCGAGCCAAAGACAGGCGATTCGAGGAACTTCATATGAAGCATGATGTGGGCAAGGTGATCTTGCCGTGGCAGGACGTAAACAGGCCTGCCCATGGCGGCAGCGACGTTCTCGCTGACGGGGTCGACGTCTTCTTTCCCCGGAATAGGGGCCAAAACCTCGTCTGCAGGCACTTTCATAGTGCGCAAAAACATCTCTTCGACCTTGCGCGGGTCGTACATGCCAGGGATTGCAGCTGAACGCTGCATAATCGCCTGAATTTGAGCAAAACGCTGCGTTTCGCTGAAAATAGCCGGGTCGCTGACGGGTACGACGTCCAGAGGACCGTCGAAGTCAGTCAGATTGATCTCAATCCCGGCGTCTTGAGCCTCAATGTCCTCTTCAGTCATGTAGGCGGCGTCAATCCGGTGAAGGATCTTGAGGCAACGCGCCATTGAGTTGTGCAGACGGGAGTGGATTGAGCTAAATACGACCATCCCCTGCTCAATCAGGGCCATCGTCGTCCCGACGGGCTGGTTCGGGTTGGCGTCAGACAGCTTTTCGAACGAAGTCTGGACTACACCCTTGCCTGCGTCGACGAGAAACCCGAGAAGGCTGAACAGAACCGAGCTCGGAGGATTGAAAGGCATCGCCATGGCGATCTTCCGCACGTCGTCGACAAGCGCACCGCCGTCAATCTCGACGACCTCGGTCGGCTGAAGGTTGATTGTCTGGCCGTTGGGGCCGCCCTTCAGCTTCAGGAGCGTCGGGATGTTCTGGATGTGGGCAGAATCAAGCAACGCCCGCAGAGCGCCTGTCGCAGCCCCACTCAGGCCACCGATCATGTGCGTCAGACCGATTGGGTAGGCGCCACGCCAAGGGACGAACGGGAACTCAACGATCCAGTCCATTTCGTTCTTGTTCTTGTCTTCAACATCCCAGTTCCGATACAGGGACAGGGCTTTGCCGGTGGACTTGTCGACGCTCAGGATGTAGGGCGACGTGCCTTCATCAAAGTCCAAATAGGTGTAGATCTCGTAGATAGCCCGCAGGCCGTCTTCATTGTAGCTGGTCTCCTTGCGGCCCTCGATCTTGTCGTTAGCTTGGCTCGCCTTGCTGAACTCAGGATCGCCCGGCTCCCCGAGGTCGACGTCCATATACATGCCGGACTTCACCCGGCGCTGGTATTCCATCTTGGTGATGTACTGGACGTGTGTCTTGCGCTCAGCGGTGTAGAAGTTGGTGGCAGCAAACGGCAGGTAGATGTCGTCGATTGCGACAAATTCTGACGTCGGGCGCCGACGCTGGCCATCCCACATGAACTTCATGTATTGACCGCCGCCGAGAGGCAACTGGGTTGAGAGCTGCTCAAGTTCCGACCGGAACTCAACCATCTGCTCAGTCACCTGCCAGTTCATGAACGTGGCTTTGCGCGTAGCCTTGTCCATCTTCGCACGGTCTTTGTCGCCGTAGACCTTGCTCTTTACGGGTCCGTTGGGAGGGAACACCTCTTTCATAAACCGCGCGCTGAAGTCGACGCACGCCTCGACCAGCATTGGGTGGACGACCTTGTTGGCGCCGTTGAACTGAGCGCCGCCTGGTGCGTCGTCGCCCAGACCTGTGCGGCGCAGACCCTCTTCGTATTGCTTGTCGCGCTTTTCGCGGGCTTCCTTGTCTCGGTCGATCTTATCAAGAAGATCGCTGACCGCCATCTTCAGCTCGTCCTGATCGACCTCGTCGACGATGTTGGCGAAGTGAGCAAGGCGCTCGCGGTCTTCCTGCTCTGTCTCAAGCTGGACGATCGCGCCACCATCTTCAGTGTCTTCAACACCCGGCTCATCGTCAGGCAGAGCAAGCGTCTCGCCGACATCCTTGTCGTCGTCCATCGGATCAGCCATTAGTTCCCTCGTAAATCTGGTTAGCGAGATTTGCTATTTCGTCTGCGTTGTAAGGAGTCACGGCTCCGCCTTCGGCATAAGTCTGCACGCGCTGCTTGGGGGACAAGCCGCGTTGCCATTTGCCGACTGCGTCGCTGTATTGATCTTCGTAATTGTCGAACGGCCCGACGCTCAGGGGGAGATTATACTTGCGCGCAAGCGTCTCCCACTCATCGGCCTTCTTCTTCCCAAGGCTGCTGTAGCCCTTGGAATAAGCCTCGCGGGCGAGCTCTCGGGCTCGCTCCTGCATAGCTTGGGAATCGCCCTCAAACATCTTTTTGAAGTCGACCTCGCCGCCTTCAGAGTAGCGGACTACGCCCCCTTGGGCTTTGCGAACAGGGGCTTCGACGTTGGCTGCTCCTCTTCCTCCTGCTCGGTCTCCTGATCCATAGGATATTGGACCGCCAAGAGCCTTGCGAATAGCGCCTTCTTGTCCAGCGGCTGCGCGGAGGATGTCATCAAGTTTTGATCTGTTAACACCTTCTCGCTCATACCACGGCATTCCTTCTGTTTCGGTTACCTTAAAATTCTTTGGCACAACACCATATTTTGGTTTCCGCATCTGAGCAAGCGCCGATTGGTACTGCTGCGGCGTCATCGTGATCTCAGCGCCTGACGACAGAGGGATTGAAAACATCGGGTTGCCTTCTGCGTCCCTCATATATTTTGCGCCGTAAGCGTAGCTCTGGTAATCGCCCTGTTTAGAGTAAACGTCCGCGAGCGGATTGTTAGACCCCTGAACTTTTTTGAGGATCGCAGGCAAGGTCCCGTGAGATGCCTCCTGATTGGAACGGGCCACCCAAGTCTCCCAATGGAACCTACCGGGCGACGCGGCATCTGGGCGCCCAAGATCGGTGTATATCTTTTGTACATTCTTCATCAAAGCATCTTCGATAGCTTCATAGATCAAGATGCCTTTCGCCCCGTAAGTGGCTTCGGCGAGAGACGACCCAGTCACTACGGCAGTGCCGCCTTTAGACCCCGGATTGGCTGCTGCGAAATCTTTAGCCGCAGCCCGGCCCTCGTCTGTCGGGGGGAACCGCTTTACAGTATCGTCCTTCAACGTCACCGTTGGAACAGAGATGCCGTCCCAGATATTCGTGTCGGCATATCGCCCATCGTCCCACAAGTTTTTAAGCTGGATGCGGTCGATCACCATTACATCATCGCGGCCTGTAGCAAGCAGGATGAATGAAACAACTTTGTTGTCGATGCCGACACCCTCACCAACACGCGCAAACTCGCGCCGGATGTCGCGCCCACTCTTGTTGGGATCCGCCATCAAGTCGTGCAGCTTTTGCAGGGGCGTGACACCAGCCTTGTCAGGCTGGCTCATTTTGAGAAGGAAGTCTTTGCCGAATGCGTTCAGGTTGTGCATCGCACCAGACCCTGGCTGCCCGGAGCCCTTTGGTGCTGTAGTGGCTGCCCAATCTTTGTATGCGCCCTCTGCAACTTCCTTAGTGAACTTCCCTTCCGCAGCCATCTTGATCCACGGCTCGATACCGCTGAACGCATCAAGGAACAAGCCCTCGTGCGTGAACGGATTGACGCCACGCGACATGATGCCCCACATGAACATCTTGCCAGTATCTTCAACACCCATCTGGCCCGCGTGGTATGCCTTTAGAAAGTCTTTACCTGCGGCGAAGCCCGCGTCAGCGTCGCTGATTTGCCCCGGCGTCAATCCGCGGAGCAACTCGGTATATTCGCCGTCGGCAATCGCTTTCATGAAACGGTATGGGGGTGCAACGACGTTGCGCTCACCCGTCGCTTTCGCAAATCCACGAACCCACTGCTCAGGGTCCATAGCCATGTCGGGAAATTCATCCAGCAAAGACGCGACGCCGTTAAGCTGCTTGTCAGCATTGCGATTTTTCGTTGACGCGAGCAAAAAGCTATTCTTTTTCACAACGTCTTCGACACCGCTATCGACAATGTACTGCGGGCCAAGGCCGCTTACGGTCGGTAACTTTGCCGTGTCCCCCGCGCTCTCGTCGATGGACTGGGCAATTTTTGAAACAACGGAGTCACGAAGAGCCGCGGGCTCCGGCGTGTCGTTGAACGCCTGCATAACAGGGCTAGGCGCCGCAGCTTCATCCGCAGCCTTAGTGGCAATTAGCATTGATCCCTTGCGCTCGACGTCGGGGAACACCGCCGCGATCTCCTCTTGGAAATCGGCAGCCTTCATGTTGTTCTGCCAGCCCTTCGTCGTTTCCTTGCCAACGCCGGACTTGCTGCCCTCGTAAATGTCAAAGTACGCCTTGCCACCCGGCTTGAGGTTGTCGAACGCCTGTTGGATAACGTCGAGACGCGCCTCGGGTTCTTTGATGACGTTGAGGACGTTTGCCGCCGTGACTGTGTCCGCAGGGTTGTCTGAGAACTGATCAAGCACCAGATTATTGTGCTCTGGCGTGCGGTTAAATGGGTCGTAGACATAGCTCTCAACGCCCCTCTCTGCCGCGAGGTAGTCGGTGCCCTTGTCGTACTTGCCGCCTCCAATATCAAGATTGCGGGTGCCCTCCGGCACATCAAAGACTTTGCTCTTGAACAGGGCTGGAACCTGATTGATAGACGTGTCGGCTGATGAGATAGCCTGCTTGGCCCCCGCTTCGACGCCCGCCTCGGCCCCTTCCGTGCCTGCCTTCGCGCCGCGCTTGGCAAGACGTGCACCAACGCCAAGGATCGGCGCAGCACCAGCGGTCGACATCGCGGCCAGCTGTCTGAACATGCTGGCTCTCGGCTCGTCACCGGCTATTTCAGCCTCAACAGCCATGTCGCTGTACTTGCTGGCGTCCATGCCCGAGCGGATCTCGCCGACAACCGGCAGGACGTCGAGCACGGCGCCGACAGGATCGGCCTTGACGCCTTGGTAAACCATCGACCCCAGCTTGCCGAGATCCTGACCCAGACGCTGCGAAGGATCGGGACCAGCGGTAACGTCGCTGAAATAATTTGCAACAGTTCCGGGGATCTCACTTGCACCACGGACAATCGCGGAATCCGCAATGCCCTGCCCTATCCGAGACAGCGCACCGCCAATGCCAGTTCCGGCTCTGGGGTTGACCGGAATAGAAGCGGCTTGGATAGCCTCCAACGGCGCCATCTCGACGTCTGCCGGAGCCATCTCAGGAGGCAGCGCCTCAGCTTGGGCTACCTGGCCCTCAAGGATCTTGTCGAGATCTACTGGGCCACCTTCAGCATAGTCCATGCCAAAGCCGCCACCGCCGAACCCGCCGTAGCCCCCGCCACCGTAGCCTCCACCACCGTAGCCCCCGCCACCAAACCCAGAATTGTCGCCAAAGTTGTAGTTGGTGTTGAGGTTGAACCCAGAAGTTGCGCCGACATTGCCGAGGCTACCGCCCAGACCAGAGTAATCAAACCCGCCGATGTTGCTTGAGTTGTACCCGCCGACTAGGGCTGGGTTGCTCATGTTGAACTGGCCGCCGACTACGTTGTTGAAGTCCTGCTGCCAGTTGCTCGCAGTGTTAGCCAGCTGGTTCTGCTGAATGGCGTTCTGGTCAATCGAGGTGTCTCTGTAGACCTGAAAGGAGCTGGGATCGTATGTGCTGAACCCGAGCCCTGTGTTTGCGCCCGGCGTTATATTTGGGTTAAACGACGTGTCCTCGGTGTATGGGTTGTACCCGAACCCGCCCTCGTTGTAGCTGCCGAACTCATTTACGTTCTTGGTGGTGTCGTTAATGTTCTGGCCGCCAGCGTTCTGCATGACGTTGGCCGTCTGAACACCGCCGATCGTTTGGTTCGTGTCAAACGGGTTTACGTCCTCGACATAGCGTCTGGCGCCATCAGCCTCAGTGTAGCGCCTGCCTTCGTCGTCGGTGTAGACAGGCTCGTTGTAAGCGATGACCTCTTCATTGGTCGGGCGATTCGGCGGGATAGGAACACCACGGAGGGCATTTCTTTGAGCCTGAAGTGCGGAAAGCCTTTTGGTGATGTCCGGTCGATCTTCTGAGTCGTAGAATGTGTTGAACTTATTTACTAAACCTTCATCTGGGGCGTTGCGGCCCAAGAATGGATTTCCCCTCAGAGTAACTCCGGGTGAGGGCTGGTTATTCTGAAACCCACGGAAATCTGTTTGTGCACCCAGAACCGTATTCTGCCCTTGCGTGAGATAATCTTGTAGGGATTGTTTTGCGATGTTTAATATATTTCTCTCGCTCTCAGTCTTAGGATTCAAGAGAGACCTAATCAGGGGGGTGTTCTTGATCCCGTGATATTGTTCCTCGGTTATCTGCCCAGCGAGTGAAGGGGTGCCTTCATAATACTTTGAAATTGTATCTGCTGCAGCTCGGTTGCCAACCGACTCATAAACAGCACGGAATTGGTTATAGCTGGGGATATTGCCGACCTCGCCAAGAGCGAGCGAAAGCATTCGGTTGTAGTCTGCTTGGGTTGGCTTGTAGCCCCAGTAAGTTTTCCAAGGCGAGCCTTTGTCAACTGCATCCCCAGTCTGCCCTCCGATAGATTGCTCTAGCTTGGCGTACTGCTCTCTGCCTTCATTGCTACCAGCGAATTGTTGACCGATGTCCTCAAGGGTTAAATTGTTCTGCGCCGCCGTGTCTTTCCAATACTTTAACCCGCCCGGATCAGAACCTCGGTCAAAGTAATCAACAAAAAGCTTTTCAAGACCCTCATCCGTGACATCACCACCTCGGGCATAGCCCTGCACAGCGCCGCCTGCACGCTTGGTCAGGAGATCCGTCGTCATGTCGTAGTCGCCGGTGTTGCCAATAGCTGACTTGACCATCTTGGGATCGTAGACGACGACTTCGCGCGTTCCGTCAGGGTACTTGAGGATGGCGCCGTCGTGGCCCTTGCTCATAAGATCTCTTGTGAATTCGTCGATCTTGTCTTGACCCATTGCGCTCATGGCCTTCTTTTCGGCCATCGTGAACTCATAAGGATTGGTCAGGCGACCATAGAGAGGCGTGATGTTCTCGCCCACTGGGCCGCGCTTCATCATAGCGTACAGGTTAGCGCCTGCTGGCGTGTCAAACGCATAGACGCCTCGACCCATCCAGCCAGTGTCCTTGCGGTCGGGGTGGTTCGTGTCGAAGTATTTGATGTCGCTTTTGGAGCCGTGATAGAGGCGCGTCGGATCCCCATCTTTCTCGCGCAGCACCGAGCCTTCCATGAAGTTCGCAAGACCCTTACGCATCTTGTTGAGCGGGCCAGCCTCGGCCTCCGTCGGCTCCATCACCATCAGGCTAGAGCCAGCAGCCAGCGCCGCCTTGCCAGCCTTCGTCGCCGGGCCTAACGGACCCGCAGCCATGAACGCGACGTCCGATGCGGACTGCGGGATCATGAAGTCAAGAGCGGCGGTCGTGCGACCAGCGTCCGACGCCAAGCGCCCCGCTATCCCGCGTGCCTGCTCCTCAGTCCCGCCCTGCGCAATCACGTAGTCATAGGTCTGCTTCGCGATCTCTTCCGGCATACCCATGGTTTTGCCGTAAGCTTGCGAGACGGACTTAACAGCCTTGTCAGCATACTTGAGCAGGTAGGATGTGAGGGAGTCATCATCTTTGGCCATGGATCACCACTTAACCTTGTCAGCCCAATAGGCAGCTGAGGACGGACCTTTAGCAATGTTCTCTGCGTGGCGAGACTTGAACGAGGCGCGCTTGGCCTTCATGCGGTCTGACTCGCCCTCTTTAGGCTTACCGGCTGTGCTCGCTCCCTGCTCGCCGAACCGGATGATCTTCTCTTTGCCGTCGACCTTAGTCTTCACAACGTGGGACTTGGTCGGGTGGCTCGGTGTGCGCCGAGGCTTGTTCAGAGGCAGACTAGCCTTGTCGACGCGGTTAACCATCACTCGCCCCCTGCAACGCGAATTGCAGCCGCGTCAAGACGTGACCATTCGTTTGCGGAATAAAAGCTCATTTGTAGCCTCCACCCTTTTCCTTGTAACTCTTCGCAAGAAGCTGCGCCTTGCGAGCGGACCACTGACCAGCGGCAGTGCCTTGAACATTAGAGCCCTTGATCTTTTCAAACAATGTCTTGCGCATGCCGGGCTTCGTGTAGTTCCCGGATGCGTTCACCTTGCTCTTGGGCTTATCCATAGTAACCTCTTAGCGAAAAGACTTGACCTTCTGAGCGATGGCCTTTGGCTGCTTAACAAACTGCTTGCCCTCAGCCGAACCCTTGCGCTTTGCTTTCGTCGTCGCAGCGTACTCTTGAGACGATAGTGACTTGATCGCAGCTTCAGGAAGATACCGCTCGCCGGTCTCGCTAGATGGCTTGCCGCTCTTAGTCCGCCACTTCTGGTCGCCCCAGTTCTTTAACGACATCTGCGGCTTCTTCATTAGCCTTCCTCACGCTGCGTACGGGTTGATCTTCGGCTCGCTCTTGGGCCTCACGTCGTCGATGTCTTTGGCTTGCGGCAGATCGAACCAGCCGTCGTTCTTAAAGTAGATGATCGCCTGAGAGAACGTGTCAACATAGTCATCGTGCTGCGCGACAGGGAACTTAGACATCTGCTTGAGGAAGCTGTCAGCCCAGCTCACCGTCAATCCTTTATTCTTGCCCGACTCCGGGATCCAAAGCAAGCCCAATTCAAGTGTAGGGGCTGCCTGATGGGCGCGGGACACCTTGTCGGCGTTGCCGGGGTTGTACCCGACGACCGGCACCCTAGCCAGCCTGAGATCCTGAATCAGGGACTGACCCGACGCCTTTGCCTCGACCAGGATGCGGTCTGGCCTTCGAGCCCGGTTGTGCGGCGAGTCCTTGGTCATGCCGCCATACTCAGTCGACCAGTCCTTGATCGCCCGCGCTCTGAGCTCTGGATAAGACAGATGCTCGTCCCATGCGTCGATCAGCATCGCGTTGCGCTCACCCCTGTGGGTGAAGATCGCCCAGACCGTGCACGCGGTCGGATCGCCGGTCGTCTTCTCGGTGAAGGCGCAGTCGTACGACTGCAAGATGTATTCGAACGGAGGCAAGCCCTGACCCGACGGCCACATGTTGAAGTGTTGCGTCTTGAGTATGCCGCCCTCAGCAGGCGCGGGATCTTGCTGGAGCTGGCCTGACGTGCCGTAAGCGCCGAGCCGCGACTTCAGCGAGGCGATCTCCTTCTCGCCGAACCGCTCGGGGCAGATCAGCTCGCCCTTCTTCTTGCGAGGGTCGTACTCGCCGAGGCTGGTCCTGCGGGTGACGCCATCCCACTCCGCCGGAATGCAGATGTGCTCCCAGCCCGACATCTCGTCGAGGATCAGACCGCTGATGTCGCGCTCATGCAGGCGCTGCATGACGATCACCATGGCGTCGCGCTTGGGATCGTTCAGGCGGGTCGACCAGACCATGTTGAACCACTCGATCGCCGACTCACGCATGACGTCAGACTGCGCCTCTTGCGCTGAGTGCGGGTCGTCAAGGATCAGGCGGGAGCCGCCTTCGCCGGTCGCCGTTCCGCCGACGGACGTCGCGATCCGGTAGCCAGTCTCGCTGTTCTCGAATCGCTGCTTGGCGTTCTGGTCGCCAGCCAGGTGAAACAGATGGCCCCAGCGATCCTGAAACCAGGGCGACTGGATCAGGCGCCTCGCTTTGAGGTTGTCGCGGATGCTGAGCGTGCTTGAGTACGACGCGCAGAGGAACTTCTGCTGGGGCTGGGTGATCCACTCCCACATCGGCCACATGACGCTGACGATCGTCGACTTGCTGTGCCGGGGCGGGATGTTGATTAGCAGGCGCGTGATCTCGCCGCTCGTGACCGCCTCAAGGTGTTCGCAGATCTCCTCAATGTGCCAAGACGGCACGAAGTTAATGCCCGGCTCGACGACGTGCCAGCTTTGCTTCACGAACTCGTACAGCGACGCGGACGCCGCCCGACGATCGCGTTCCCAGTTCACCATCTCCAGCATAGCTTTGGGGTCGAGCGGTGCGTTCATTACTTGGCCGCCGCCTTGCTCAGCATCTTCTGCATCACCAGCAGCTCATCGTCGCTTAGACCCTTCAGGTTCATGGACGCGACCGTGATCGGCCCGCCGTCGGCGCCAGTGTGCTCTTGCGTGACCTTGTCGCCGTACTTGCGTGGCGCGGTCTTAGCCGCATGCCACTTGCGCGCGTCGATGCGGTTGCGCGCCCTTTGCGGATCCGTCTCTGTGTCCGAGATGTCTAGGATCTGCGCCGCAAACGTATCCTGCTGATCCTCGCGTGCGCGCGCGTAGGCTTCGGCGAACGCGGGCTGCTTCCTGAGCCAACCATAAACGGCATCCAACCCCGGCATATCATCATCAGAACAGATCGACGTGATCGTCCGCCCTTTGGAGATCATGACGCAAATACGCTCAGCGACGGCGACGGTATACGTCGACTTGGCTCCGTCCTGCTGCCTCAACTCAGGCGGTTTCTTTTTAGTCATTCGGCCTCCAACTTAACTTAACGTCCAGACGCGGACGGAGTGTGGGGGGACGCCCGCGTCTGGACTCTAGCCCTGGGGATGGTGCAGGGCTATTCCGGTGACTGTAACACATATTGCCCGAGCGGCGTATCGGAGAGCTGACCGAGGTACAGCTCAATCATCGCCCGCTCGGCTTCACGCTCTTCGACGGTCCTCTTCCGGAGCGCGACGATCTTGCGGATGATCTTAGTGTCGAAACCGTTTCCTTTGGCCTCTAAGTAAATTTGCTTGATGTCTTCAGCGACTGCGGCCTTCTCAGCCTCCATCCGCTCAACTCGTTCGATCACTGACTGGAGCTGGTTGTTGGTTATGTCTATCATGTTGTCCTCCATTGACGGCATCGAGGATGTACTGAGCTTGATCGAGGCAGTACTCACACAGCGTCGAGCACACGGGCGAGCCGGTGTACGAGCAAAGAGCCGTTGCGATTGTTTCGACCATTTCCCATCCTCTGGGGCGAACCTAGCAGCACCAGAAAAAAAAATCAAAAAAAGTTATCAACCCACTTGCATCCAGAAATAAGTTCCGGTAAGGTCAATTCATCGGCCCAGACCAACCAACCCCGGAGCCCAGCATGTCCTACGCCCCCTACTACAACACCCCCGCCATGACGCAGCCCGCCCTGAGCGGCCTGATCCATCACGCTGAGACGCGAGTGTTCTTTGAGTACAGCGCCCGCCCCGATGGTGACCGCCCCGGCCTGTCAGTGACTGATTTCCCTTCTCGCGTTTTCACCTGCGACGGCGATCGCGCCGCCCGCATCTTGAAGACCGTGGCTTATGTGGTCATCGACGAGGACGCCGACGGTGAGCCGATCGTCGAGAAATGGCCCCTCGCCAGTAACCGCGCCTACGCAACAATATAGGGGCTTCGGCCCCTACTTACCTAACAAGACCAACGGAGACCAACATGACCCAGACCCTGACGCAGACAGAGATCCAGACCCTCGCCGCCGTCTACACCGACGCCATCAAAGATGCGGTGACGACCGACGAGTGGAACGAGATCGTGAGGCGCAATGAGACTGAGTACAACGGCGCCTTCGACGCCACGCACGACTTTGTGGACGCGAACCACTATATCCTCGCGGCGTATGAGGAGATGTTCAGCACGGAGCCGTCTATGGATGAGCGCAACATGATTGAGCTAACATCAGCCGTCGATTACGCTCTCAAAACTTTTTTCAAAAAAGTTTGAGAAAGTACTTGCATCCAGAAATAAGTTCCGGTAAGGTCAATTCATCGGCCCAGACCAAACAAACTAACTAAACCAAAAGGAGACCAATATGACAAAGACGCACCCGATCAGCCTCAAGATGGAATACGGCCCCAAGACGGTTAATGGCGACTACGCAACGCCAGAAGAGGCGCAAGCGGCGTATTGCAACGCGCGCGATGCCTCTGGGCTTGGTGGGTCGAAGTGGGGTTCAGCGCAGTTGACAAAGGGCAGCGTGAGCTGCGGTTGGATCAGCTATAATGGGCGCGTATGGTCGTCCAAGAATGACCTGATCCTCGTCATGGAAGCCCCCCAAAAATAATTTCTGGATGCTGCATTTTGTTGTTGCAACCAGAAATAAGTTCGTGTACGGTCAATTCATCGGCCCAGACCAAACAAACTAACTAAACCCAAGGAGACCAACATGTCCAACCACGCAGCTCTCGCCGACCGTTACGCTTTCATCAAGTCAGAGATCGAAGCCCTGAACAAAGAGCTTGAGAAGGTCCGTTTTGAGATCAAACAGACTGGCGTTGAGCGCCTTGTAGGCGAGCGCGCGATCGTCGAATTCTGCCTCTCAGAGCGTTCAACGCTCGACACCAAGGCGGCTAAAGAGTTCCTGACCGCCGACCAAATCGCCGCTTGCACCAAGGTGACGCTGGTCGAGACCCTCCGCATCAAGCCAAACTTGACTGTGGTTTCGATCTAACTAGAAATAATTTCTGGATGTAACATTTTCCTGTTGCATCCAGAAATAAGTTCCACTAAGATCAATTCATCGGCCCAGACCGACCAACCCAAAGGATACAACATGTTCAACCCCGACACCAAGATCCCCGCCCTCGCCGCTTGCACTTACGTCATTGACGAGGCAACTTTCCCCGACTTCCTGCCGGGCGTCATTTTCTACGAAGTTTCATTGT